TACCTGAGCAGTCAAGAAAAAAACGGCAGGGAGTTATCTGATTACCAGGTACGGTTGCTCAGAAAGAAGCTCGGAAGTCTTAGTGATGATATGGCAGAGCAGCTGATGATAGTGGAAGAAGCTACAGTGCAAGGCTGGAAGAGCTTCTATCCAATCAAGAAGCAGCCAGCAGCCAAGAAGAAGGAAAAGAAAACAGTAAAGAATACATTCAATGCATTTCCGCAAAGGGACTATGATTTCGATGCACTGGAAAGAACATTGAACGAGTAAGGAGGCAATATGGAACAGTTGAAGATTTTTGAAAACGAAGAGTTTGGCAGTATCCGAACCGTGACGAGAGACGGAGAAGTGTGGTTCGTGGGGAAAGATGTGGCTGAGGCATTGGGATTCACAAATTCAAGAGATGCTATTGCAACACATGTATTTGACGATGACAAGGGAGTAGAAATTATCGACACCCTTGGAGGAAAGCAGAAGATGACGGCAATCAATGAATCCGGTCTGTATGCATTGGTGTTTGGCAGCAGACTGGAATCAGCGAAACGTTTCAAACGTTGGGTTACCTATGAGGTGCTGCCGACAATTCGCAACACTGGTAGCTATGACATGAGCAGACTGTCGAAGGAAATGAGAGCAATTTTGAACTGTGACGAGAGAATTGTGATTATAGATGATCGTGTAACGAACCTGGAGAACTGCATGACGATCGACTACGGGGAGCAGGTCGTTCTTGGCGATGAGGTCAACAAGGCAGTCCTGGACGCACTGGGCGGCAAGCACAGCAATGCCTACAACGAGATCGGCAAGAAAGTATTCGCGGAGTGCAACCGTGACCTGAAACACTATTTCCACGTCAACGCCCGCAACAACGTGCCGAAGAAACGCTACTATGAAGCCTTGGAATACATCCAAGAATGGAAGCCCTGCACAAATACACAGATCCAGATCCGTGACTGCAATGCACAGGTGTGTATGCCATGAGCGGGGACGAGGTATTCACAATACAGGCAAGACGCTGCAAACGGTGCGGGAGACTGCTGACAAGTCAGGAAGCGGTAGAAAGAGGCTATGGCTGTCAGTGTGCCATGAAAGCAAAAAGAGAAGAAGAGGCACAGAAACCGATGCCGGGACAGCAGACGATATTCGATTATTTGGAGGATGCAGAATGAATAAAGTGATTTTAATGGGACGATTGACCAGAAACCCGGAGATGCGTAATTCTAACGGAGAGAGTAACACGGCAATTGCACGCTATACGCTGGCAGTTGACAGACGCTACAAGCGTGAAGGCGAAGCGGGTGCTGATTTTATCAGCTGTGTGGCGTTTGGCCGCAGTGCAGAGTTTGCAGAGAAGTATTTCCATCAGGGACTGAAAGTGGTCGTAACCGGCCGCATCCAGACCGGGAGCTATACCAACCGAGATGGCAACAAGGTCTATACAACAGACGTGGTGGTTGAGGATCAGGAATTTGCGGAAAGCAAAGCGGCGGCACAGAGAAACCGGGAAGAGAGCAGCCAGGAACGACCGGAGCCGATGCCGGTAGATGAGAACGGGTTTATGACACTTCCGGAAGATTTTGACGAAGAGCTGCCATTCGCATGACCGGTCAAAAGCGGTATTTCTGGCTGGCAGTAACCGCAGATGAGTATGAGCTGCCGCTGGCCGTCGAGGATACGGCAGCGGCATTAGCAAGGCGGCTGGGAGTCAGTGAGGATACCGTCAGGGTGATGGAATACCGCGGAAAAAATGAAAGGTACAGAAGAACGAAAAAAGGACCGATGCCGGGCTTTGGAACCCGGTACAAGGTCCGGAAAGTAGAGGTGGATGGATAACATGGCAATATACCATAAAACGTTGCAGTATCACGAAGGTGAGAAACAGCCAGGGCTTCCAGTGCTGAAAAATAATGAACAGCGGAGAGCGTGGCTCAGAAAATACAAAGAATGGGGATTGTGGTACGAAGACGAGAATATTGGATGTAAATATTACAAGTACGATTTTGACAACGGGGCAAGATTGATCGCGGAAACATATATCATTCCGGGCAATGAACTCATTCCGGAAAGAGAAAACTGTTATTTCCATCTGGTAGGAGGTCCGGAGGCTGAAAAGAAAAATGGAGTTCCTAAGTGGAATGTAAGAGAAGCTTACAGCAAATATCCCAACAGTGAAATGGAACTGGCAGAATTTTTGAAATCATTACAGAAGGGGAAATAAAAAATGAATTACGACAGAACGTGTGACACATGCAGATACCACGATGAGGGAATGTGTTATTGCCCGAAGAGTGAAGAGTTCAGAGATGTTACAGTGAACACATACTGCTGTGGACAATACAAAAGAAGCTGGAAAAAAGCCATGGTTGAGGCGTTCATGAAAGGGGCAGGAAGATGAGCGATGAAAGCAGCAGAAAAAAATGTAAAACGTAAAGCACATTATGATCATCTGGAGCAGAGTGTTGATGCTGATGCAGCCAGAAGATTCCATGAACCAGCCGCAGTAAAGAGCAAGATGACAAAACTGGCATCAGTCAAAATTATAGAACATTACATAGAACACACCGATGATGAAGACGGTGAAATCCTGGAAATAATAGCAAGGAAATGCATGAGGGGAGGCGATGCCGGTGGAGATGACAGAAAACGACAAGAAAAAGGAGTTCCTGCGAAGATACAGGGAATGTGAACGGAGGGAGCAGGAGATCCTGGAAGAGATCCAGAGACTCCGGATGGATCAGATGTTTCCATCCATGGTCAATGACGGGATGCCGAAAGGCAGCCAGCAGTCTGATCTGTCGGATTATGTGGTAGCTATGGAGAGACAGATCGGCCGGCTGAAACGGGAACGGCTGAAAAAAGCAAGGACACGTGAACAGATCGACCTGGCAATCAGACGTATGGAGAACCCGGATGAGCAGAGGGTGCTGCGACTGAGGTATCTGTGGGGGCTGAATTGGGACGATATCGGAAGAAAGATGGGGTATGATCCAAGACATGCAAGAAGAATTCACGGATGGGCATTAAAAAATTTCAAGATGTCCTAGAATGTCCGCCTTGACATGTGATATAGTGTAATCAGTTCAGTTTGGGAATGATGCTGACATGATTGGTTCTTTTCATTTACCTCCGTATATTGTATATCTGCCGGGTCTCAACAGCCCGGCAGCATTGGAACATAGCTCAGTCGGTGAGAGCAGCTGGTTCATAACCAGTGTTTGTCGAAGGTTCGAGTCCTTCTGTTCCGATTTCCCTGATGGGGACATATAAGAATCCTTTCTCAAAAGAATACTACATTTTCCGCAAAAAGACATCTGGCAATGCTGGGTGTCTTTTTGTGTACTCAAAAATAACAACAGAACAAAGGAAGGTGAGGTGATTGGCAAACAATGAAAACTTAGTGCCTTTTGACAAACGAAGCGAGAGCGAAGTGAGAGAATACGCCAGAAAAGGTGGCCAGGCATCCGGGAAGGCAAGGCGGCGAAAAGCAGAGTTCCGGAAGACGTTGAACGCCCTGCTGACAGCGGAAATTGACAACCCGGAGTGGAAACCGTTCCTGGAGTCGATCGGCCTGGACTGTACACTTGAATCTGCGATGCTGGCGGCTCAGATCCGGGAAGCGATGCAGGGCAACACCAAAGCCGCTTACTTCGTGGCTCAGTATGCAGGGCAGAACGGGGCGGCAGAGGAGGACATCCGCAACAAGGAAGCAGATACAGAGCTTAAGAAAGCGAGGAAACAGGCAGTCACAGGTGAGAATGAGACGGACGAGGCACTTGAGAAGCTGGATGCGATACTGAAGGAGGTGCGTGACAATGCAGTTGAGCAAAATGCAGAATGAATACATCGTGAACGCAACGCACCGCTGGAACATTAAATCCGGGGCAGTACGTTCCGGGAAGTCTTTTGTAGATACGGCTTTTGTCATTCCCTTCCGGATCCGTGAGAGGGCGGGAAAACCGGGGCTGAATGTGATCCTTGGCGTGTCGAAGGAATCCATCGAGCGAAACGTGCTCCAGCCGATGCGTGAGATCTATACCGATAAGCTGGTCGGCAACATCAACAACCGCAACATTGCAAGGGTATGCGGTGAGGATGTCTACTGCCTGGGGGCGGAGAAGGTCAGCCAGGTTGCCAAGATCCAGGGTGCGAGCATCAAATACTGCTACGGGGATGAGATCGCCAAGTGGAACAAAGAAGTGTTCCAGATGCTCAAATCACGACTCGATAAGCCTTACAGCTGCTTTGACGGGTCATGCAACCCGGAGCATCCTACCCACTGGCTGAAAGAGTTCCTGGACACACCGGAGCTTGATATCTACCTGCAAAAGTACACGATCTTTGACAACCCGTACCTGGATCCGGCTTTTGTGGAACAGCTCTGCAGGGAATACGATGGCACGATCTACTACGACCGCCTGATCTTAGGACTCTGGAAGCGTGCAGACGGTTCGATCTACAAGAAGTTTGCAGACCACCCGGAAGCGTTCCGGTGCGGGATCGTAGAACATCCCGGAAGCAGCCCGGACTGCAAGGAGTTTCGGAAGCAGGACCTTGTATCCATCGAGATCGGTCTGGACTTCGGCGGCAACAAGTCCGGCCATGCGTTCGTGGCAAGAGGGTACACGGACAATTACCGGGATGTGATCGCCCTGAAATCCCGCCGGGTCATGGCAAAAGAGAAAGACGACCCGATCGACAGCAACCGTCTGGATCAACTGTTCTGTGATTTCGTGCAGGATGTGATCGACCAGTATGCGGATGTTGTAAGACACTGGGATACCATCGAATACTGCAACGTAGAAACGGTCTTCTGGGACAATGCAGAAACCGTGCTGGGTAATTCCATCCGGAACGCGGTCGAGAAGCGTTTCCCGTGGATCAGCGTGAAACCGGCAAAGAAGAAACGTGTAAATGACCGTATCAATGCGACCGTCAGGCTTATGGGAGCCGGGCGGTTTTTTCTTACAGACGACTGCGATAGCCTGGAAACAGCATTTTCGGATGCGGTCTGGAACAGGGAGAAACAGGATGATGAGCGGCTGGACGATGGCAGCACGGACATAGACAGCCTGGATGCGTTCGAGTACACCATAGAACGCGACCTGAAGGAACTCATCCAGGAGGTGGAGGATGTTTGATTTTGCAAAACGGATATGGAGAGAGGTGAGGAGATTGTTTGATTATACGACACTGAAAACAGCCCTGGGGCGTGAACTGACGCTGTCACAGTCCATGGTCGAAGCCCTGGAAAGCTGGGGCGGCATGATGGACGGGAAGGCACCGTGGTGCGTGGACCCGGTGGTGTCGCTTCGGATTGAGTCCGGTATCTGCCGCGAATTTGCGGATGCGGTGCTGGTTGAGATGGAAAGCTCCATCCTGAACAATGACCGGCTGGATGCGGCTTACCAGAGGGGGCTGTTAGACCTGAATGAGAACCTGCAGGACGGTCTTGGCTTCGGCTCTTTTATCCTGCGGCCGCTGGGGGCAGACAGGACCGAGTTCGTCACAGCTGATAAGTTCGTGCCGGTCCGCTTCGATGATTCCGGGAAACCGGTCGATGTTGCTTTTCTGACCGTTAAGCGGGTGGGGGAATATGACTATTACACGAAAATGGAGCGTCATTACTTCACGAACGGAAACCTGACGATCGAAAACAAGTGCTACCATTCCCTTGACCGGAATCACCTTGGTACACCATGCAGCCTGGATGCGGTGGACGAATGGGCAGACATCAACCAGGGTCCGGTGACCTATCCAGGAATGGACCGCATGGACTTCGGGTACTACCGCAACCCACTCAAAAACCGGATTGACGGTTCATTCTGTGGGGTGTCAATCTTTGACGCTGCTGCCGACCTGATCCGCAAGGCAGACATCCAGGCGGCAAGGCTCGACTGGGAGTATGAATCCGGCGAGCGTGCCGTGCATGTGGATGAACGTGCACTGAAACGCGGAAGCAGGGGCACACGGATGGCACAGCTGAACAAACGCCTGTACCGCGGCCTGAACATCGAGGACGGCAAAGACAAGGAACTGCTGCGGGAATATTCCCCGGCGATGCGGGACGCTTCCTACATTGCCGGCCTTGAGAAGTATTACCGGAACATTGAGTTCACAGTCGGGCTTGCCTACGGTGACCTGTCAGACGTTCAGGAGGTATCCAAGACGGCGACTGAGGTACGCGTCTCGAAAGCACGGAAATACAACCGTGTGACAGCGATCCAGGAGAACCTGAAAGAATGCCTGGAGGATTATGCCGCTGCCCTGGCGTTCTATAACAGCATGTACCATTCCGGTTATGAATTTGCCTGCAAGTTCAACGATTCCATCCTGACGGACGAAGACTCCGAACGGCAGCAGGACCGCCAGGACGTTTCTATGGGTGTGATGTCTGCGGTTGAATACCGTATGAAGTGGTACAACGAGGATGAGGAAACCGCTAAGAAGAACCTGCCAGTGCAGAACAACGTGATGGAGTGATGCCATGGCGAGCAAAAAGGAGAAACCGGATAAAGAACGGATGGGGCTGGTTGCGGAGAGGATCTGGCGGGGTGCAGAGCTGCGTATCATGGAGGATGTTGTCCGCAGGATAAAAAAAGCCGGCGAGATCACATCAACGGCAGACTACCAGATCAACCGCCTGATCGAGATGGGCAGATCCCGGGAGGAAGTCGAGCGGATCATCAAAGAATCATTGGATGCGACCTGGCCGGAAATGTTTGAAATGTATGACAAGGTGGCTGAATGGGAATATGTCCGCAACCAGGAAGTCTATGAGCAGATCACGGACGAGTTTATCGCACCTGAGGATAACGAGTGGCTCATACAGCTGACAGAAGCTATAAGGAAACAGACACAGGATACCATGGTGAACCTGTCCCAGAGCTGCGGATTTTCGGTCATGATGGGCGGCAGGCGTGTATTCACACCATTTGCCGAGTACTACCAGAAATACGTGGATACGGCCATACAGGACGTTGTGACAGGTGCCACGGATTACAACTCTGCCGTCCGCAAAGTCGTCACCCAGATGACGAACAGCGGGCTTCGGGTGGTGGATTACGCTTCCGGCCACACCAACCGGGCAGACGTAGCAGCCCGCAGAGCCGTCCTCACAGGCGTGAACCAGATCACGGCACAGATCAGTGAGCACAACGCAGAAAAACTCGGCACAGACCAGTTTGAAGTGTCCTGGCACCCATGTGCGAGGCCGGATCACCAGACATGGCAGGGCAAGGTGTTCAGCAAGGAAGAACTGCGGACGGTCTGCGGATATGGAAGCGTCACAGGGTTGTGCGGTGCCAACTGCCGGCATACGTTCCACCCGTTCATTCCTGGCGTTTCCGAACGTCTCTATCCGGATGACTGGCTGGAAGAGCAGAACAAAAGAGAAGCCCAGACAAAAGAATGGAACGGCAAGCAGCTCAATGCTTACGAACAGACACAGCAGCAGAGGAAGATGGAAACCGCCATGCGTGCCCAGCGTCAGAAGATACAGCTGTTGCAGGAAGCCGGAGCTGACAAGGACGACATCATGCTGGAAAAAGCCAGGTATCAGGGACAGCTGAACGAGTATAAGCAGTTCAGTAAGAAGATGGGACTTCTGGAACAGCGTGAGAGAATCTATCAGGATGGACTGGGCAAGGTAGCGACCAACACGAAACAGCAGAACGCACGCTATACGCCGGAAATGATGCGGAATGCAAAGATTGATTCGAACCAGTATGAACGGTACAAGGAAGTGCTGAAAGAAGATGCTGGAAGTCTTGCGGATTTCAGGCAGATGAAGTATAATGACCCTGAAAAATGGAAGTTCGTCGAAATGGATTATCAAAGACAAAAGGAGCTTCTGGAACATCCAGAGCTTAAACTACCGAATGCAGAAACGGCTATTTTACCAGAGCCTAAGTTTACGAAATATCTTTTTGATGAAAACAGTCAAAAAGGGTATCCAAAGGGAAGAGCCTTTACAGATCGCTTGGGCTATGAAATGGGAAATTGGCAGGAACTTCAAAAAGCGTTAAAACAGGGAGCTGTGAAATATCCGGCTCAGTATGTTGATAATAATGGATACGGCGACAGATATGTCCAGAAGATGATTCTTTATGGTAAAAAAGAAACACCAGCAAATGTAGTTGTAGCATGGCTCAGGACGGAAGATGGCACAACAAAGTTGACTAGTGCGTACATTAAGGAGGCGAAGTAAATGCTCATAAAGGAATATGACACAATTCTTCTAAAAGATGGACGAAAAGCAGCAGTTGTGGAGATATTAGACGATACGCATTTTCTGGTAGATGTGGGTGATTCGCCTACAGATTGGGATACTATTGATGCAACTATTGATGATATAGTGAAAGTTATTGACAACTAAGAAAAATAAGTATTTACCACTGGTCTTTCGACTGGTGGTATTTTTGTACCCATTTTTAAGGAGGTGAGAAGCATAAAAAGCAAAACTTACGAAGAATTTGTCGAAAAATTCAAACCGAAGAAAACGACAGACGACTGCTATACGCCATCGGAGATATACGAAGTCATAAAGGACTGGGTGTGCAAACGTTACAATATTGATCCTGAGAACGTGATTCGCCCATTCTGGCCGGGCGGCGATTACGAAAAAGACGAATATCCGCCGGGATGTGTGGTGGTGGACAACCCACCTTTTTCCATCCTGAAAAATATATGTGAATTTTATCTGGAACGGGGCATCCCGTTCTTTTTGTTTGCCCCGTCACTCACAGCATTATCTGGTAAGACCACTTGGAACAGAATGAACCATATTGTGTGCGACTGCACGATCGAATACGAAAACGGTGCAACTGTGAAGACATCGTTTATTACCAGTTTCGAACCGGAAACGGTAGCAGAGACATCACCGGAGCTGACAAAGCTGGTGAATGATACAACAGAAAAGCTGAGGCAGGAAAAGACACGGAAATTGTCAAAGTATGATTATCCGGATCATATCGTTACCGCTGCCATGATGCAGAAAATGGCACGCTACGGCGTGCATTTCAGGGTAAGGCGTGAAGAATGCCAGCATGTGCGAAGCCTGGACGCCCAAAGGGCCATGAAAAAAACGATTTACGGGGCAGGGCTTCTGCTGTCAGACCAGGCGGCAGCCAGGAAGCAGAACGCAGAAAAGCAGGCAGCAGAAAAGCAGGCAGAGGATACCATCTGTTATGAACTTTCAGAACGCGAGAGGGAACTGGTGGAAGAATTAAATAAATCAACACTGTATTAAGAAAGCGAGGATAAGAACATGAAATTTTCGAAAGCATTTGAGTTGATGAAACATGGAGAAAAAGTGAAACTTCCATCCTGGGGCGGTTACTGGTACTGGGATGGTAGCAGAAAAACAATCATCATACATACAAAAGATGGCATTGAGATGGATATCAGAAAAACAGAGATAGTTGAATATACGCTTAGTAATATTGTTTCAGAAGAATGGATTATTGCAGATGAAACAAATTGCCCTGAACTTGGCGGCAAAGCAACGTTTTCTTTTGGCGAAGCCATTAAATATCTGAAAAGAGGTAAGAAAGTAAAGCGTGAAGGCTGGAATGGTAAGAATCAGTATATTCAGCTTGCAACAGGTATTTCTTACAAAACACAAAACGGAGAAATTGTGAACTGCGAGCATGATGCAATTGGCAACATGGCGGTGGCGTTCGTTGGGACTTCCGGTGTACAGATGGGCTGGCTCGCTTCTCAGGCTGATATGCTGGCAGATGACTGGATGTTTGTGGAATGATAGAACACTACACCGTCACAAAAGACGCAGACAGGCTTGCACCGAACTGGCTGGCGAGCCGGATTAACTATAAGACAATCAAGTTCATATATCGGGACAAAGACGGACACGCAGAGTTGAAGGGGGTGAAGATTGGAGATGAAGTGGCACAAATTGGCGACACAGTACAGTTCAACGGCAGACGGTTATCCGTAGAAAGGCGGTGATCCAGATATCTCCCTTTAAGGCACGGGGTTACGTGTCTTATTTTTATGCCCTGCCATAAGGCGTAAAACTGGGCAGTTACCCGGCCGGAGGTCTAACCGGCTATATCCCACACCGCCGAAAGAGCGGTCAATAAAACATTTCAGGAGGAACGAAGCAATGAAAAATATCTATGAGATTCTGAAAGATTACGGTCTGGAGATCCCGGAAGAGAAAAAGGCAGACTTTGACAAGTCATGGAAGGAAAATTACCGCACCAAAAACGAGTACGACAAGGCAGTGAACCAGCGTGACGAGTACAAGACTTCACTGGATACGGTAAACGAAAAGCTCAAGGAGTTTGACGGCGTGGATGTCGCAGACCTCAAAGGGCAGATCACAAAACTCCAGGACGATCTGAAAACGCAGAAAGAGACGTATGACGCAAAGGAAGCGGAACGTCTGTTTACGGATTCCGTTAGATCTGCGATCAAGGAAGCAGGCGGCAGAAATGCAAAGGCGGTCATGGCACTGCTTGACATGGATGCCTTAAGGGAATCCAAAGACCAGAGTGCGGACATCAAGAAAGCACTGGATGCCGCAAAAGAGTCTGACGCTTATCTGTTTGGGTCAGATGAACCTTTCAAGAATCCGGTCGGACCGTCCGGCGGGAACGGCGGAACGGACTCGGCACTGGCTGCCATGAGGGCAGCAGCAGGTTTACCACCTGCGGAAAGCAAATAGAAAAGGAGAGATGAAACATGGCGAATACGATTGAATTAGCAAAAAACTATCTGGATATCATTGACGAGGTGTACAAAAGTGCATCTGTGACCGCAGATCTGACCAGTGATCCGAGCATGATGCGTGCCGGAGCAAATGTGAGCGAGATCTTATACCAACAGATCGAGGTCGGAGGACTGGGAAATTACGACCGCAATTCCGGTTATACTTCTGCGGCTGTATCACTGAAATGGGCAACTGCACGATTCAATTATGACCGTGGTGCCAAACTGGAAGTAGATACGATGGACAACCAGGAGTCTATGAACCTGGCATTTACGAGGGCAGGAGCAGAGCTGCAGAGAACCAGGGTAGCACCGGAAGCAGATGCCTTTACCTTTGCGACCATCTGCGGATTTGATGGCATCACAAAGAAAGCGGAGAACCTGGCAGATGCAGAAGCATTCCTGAAAGCCCTGATCGAGGCAAAGAACGTGATGGATGAGGACGAAGTGCCGGAAGAGGGCAGGATCCTGTATGCGACCCCGACACTGATGAACGGGGTCATGGCACTGGACACAACGAAGTCCCGTGAGATCCTGAATGCATTCAACATCAAGAAGAAGGTGCCGCAGTCCAGATTCTATACCGCAATCCATCTGCTGGACGGAAAGAGCGAGGGCGAGGAAGCCGGCCATTACACAAGAGGCACGGCAGCTTACGAAAAGACGAAGGATTCTTCGGTGGTATCCGGGAAGACCTACTACACACAGAGCGGCAGCAGCTATGAAGCAGTCAAAAGCCCGGCAGCGGGAAGCATTTCCACCTACTACGAAAAAATTTCGGAAGAAGGCAAGGACATCAACTTCATGATCATCCATAAACCGGCGATCATCAAATTTGATAAACACGTTGCGAGAGACATCATCCCGGCAAGCCTGAACGCGAATGCAGACGGCGATATCCTGAAATACCGCAAGTATGGCCTGGTGGATTACTACCGCAACAAAGCGGCTGGCTTCTACGTGTCACACAAAGCCTGAGAGGGCGGGACTATGACACAGTATACCGATTATGCATTCTATACAGGGCAGTATGGCGGTGGACTGACGGAAGAACAGTTCCGCAGGGTGATCGTGCCGGTGTCGGCACACATCCGGCGGATCACGTTCGACCGTGCAGACAGATCCATGGAAGAAGTGCAGCATGCCGCCTGTGCGTGCTGTGACCTTCTGTACGCAGACCAGGCAGCAAAGGCAGAACACCAGGGCAGGGAGGTCGCATCAGAAAACACAGACGGCTATTCTGTATCGTATGTGCAGGAACAGGGCGGCAAAACCGCCCAGGAGATACTGGCGGGCAAGATCTACCAGACGGCGGCGTTGTACCTGGAACCGACTGGCCTGTTGAATATGGGGGTGTATGACGATGCTGACCAACACTGACGCAACCCTCTACCACCGCCATTACAATCCGGCAACCCATCTGGATGAGTGGGGGAGTACATACATCCCGGCACTCTGGTGGTACGAGGCAGAACAGTCCAGCGTCACCACGGAAGGCAGGAAGACCGCGGACACTTTCACGGTCCGCATACCAGATATAACAGTCCTGGTAAAAAAGGATGATTACCTGGTAAAAGGTCAGTGCAGCGTGCAGATGAAGACGGCGAAAGACCTGGCCGGCACAGAGCATTTCAAGGTGTCGGCGGCAAACTACAACCGGTATGGCGGCAATCCGCACATCAGGGTGACAGGGGGTGCATGATGGCAGAGACCAGGAAAACGTTCCAGATCCGGCAGCCGCAGGACGTCCGTTACAGCGGACATGGCAGCGGCGGATTCACAGCAAGCCTAGAATGGGATGCCGGGCTTGCAGCAAGGCTTAACGGAAATCTTGCCAGGGCACAGACCTACGTGGATCAGACATGTATAGACCGTATGGAACCGGAAACACCGTTCCGGAGCGGTGTACTGAGGGAAGCGGCAACGCTTGGCACGGTTACCGGTTCCGGTCTGATCGTGCAGTCCACACCATATGCCAGAAGACAGTACTATGAGCACAAAAAGCAGTCCAAATGGTTCGAACGTATGAAGAACCGGCACAAGGACAGTATCCAGAAGGAGGCGGGTAAAATTGCATGCGGAAAGTAGCATCATCGAGAGCATCCGCACATTCTTCCTGACCTGTCCGTTTTTACATGACGGCCGGGTCAACGTGGATTACCTGGGGGAGGAGATGAGTTATTCCATCGACCCGCTCCCATGTGACCCGGTGATCCAGAAATATGTGGATGGCGGGAAAAAGAAACAGTACCAGTTTGCGGTCTGTTCCAAGGAAGTCTATGACGAGGACGCCAGGGTGAATATCGAGAACAGCGGCTTCTACCAGGAGCTTCAGGAGTGGCTGGAAGAGTCCTCGGACAATGGGGAACTTCCAGAACTGGCAAACGAAAAACAACATGCAACAGCAGTTGAAACCTTAAACAGCGGTTACTTGTACGATGCCGAGGCAAACTTGGCGACCTACCGTATCGAGTGCCGCTTAATTTATGAACAGGAGGCTTAAATTATGGCAGGAAAAAATAATAAAACGAAATTAGTAAAAAGAACCGGCAGGGTGTCCTTCTACGGCGTACCGGCCAGCGATGGGGCAGAGCCAACAGAATACACCCGCATGGAGAAGTTCACGACATTATCAGAGTCTAAGAACCCGACCACCTATGAACGCCAGTACGTGGACAAGGATTCCAGCGACAGCGATGTTACCGGTTATGGCACTTCATGGTCCTACAACTTCGATATGCACGAGAACAACCCAATTCTGATGGATATCGCATCCGTGCACGATGATGAGCTGACCGGGGAGACCAGAAGCATCGTTGTTGTGGACTTCTTTGATAAAGGAGAAGCGACCAAAGATGATGAATTTGTGGCAAGAAAACGAGAGTTCTCCATCCTTCCGGATGCATCCGGTGACGGAACCGATGCATTACAGTATTCTGGATCGTTCGGTGTGAAATCCGAACCGGTCAAAGGCTATGCGAAAGTTGCAGCAGACGGTAAGAGCTGCACGTTCCTGGAAACACCGACCGTCTGATGATCTATGAATCCATTGTATGAACCACTGCCGAAGAAAGTGGAGGTTGGGGGCATCCTGTACCCGATCAAGACAGATTTCCGGGCAGTGTTGAAGCTGATCGGAGAGGTGAAACAGGCAGAGGAGCCGGGCAGCCGGCTCTTTCTGATCCTGAGACTATATAAGAATGAGATTCCACCGGACATCCAGGGAGCCGTCCAGGCAGTCACGGATTTCATTGCCGGCATCCGGTCAGCAGAAAAGGAAAAAGAGCGTGAAGGCAGTGGAAAGCAGACGTTCAGCTATGAGAAGGATGCACCGTATATCGTCAGCGATTTCCAGAACTATTACGGCATTGACCTTCTAGCCTGTAAATATCTGCACTGGCAGAAGTTCCAGATGCTGCTGGAAGGCCTGCCGGATGATTCCGGCACGAAAACCCGCATCGGCTACCGTTCGATCGATGCCGGAAAGATCAGGGACAAACAGGAACGCCAGCGGATCCAGAAGATCCAGCGGGCAATATCCCTGGAAGACGAGCGGGATGAGGAACAGATCGGTGACCTGTTCGCGGCTGCGATGTGGGGAGACTGATAAGAAGATGGGAGGCAGGAAATGGCAGACGGAACACTAAGATTTGACACTGAGATCGACGAGAGTGGATTTCAGAAAGGCTTAAAGCGGATCGAGCAGGCAGCGAAGGGTGCAACGCAGCAGACTGCCTCCGATGCACGGGATGCGGCAAAACAGGCAGAGCAGGCCGTTTCCCAGGCGACAGAGGAAGCAGGGAAAGAGGCAGAAAAAGCGGCAAAGCAGGTGGAAAATGCACTGGAAGATGTGCAGGACGCAGCAGAAGATGCGGCGGATGCGGTCACAGATGCGGCGGAAGATGCCGGGCAGGATGCCGCAGAGTCCGTGCAGGACGCTGTGGACAACATTGTGGAATCTGTGGAAGAAGCAGGCGAGAGTGCAGCGGAAGCGGTAGAGGATGCCATGTCGGACGTTGCGGACAGCGTTTCGGATGCGGCAAAAGACGTGGGAGACAGTGCCTCTGACATAGGCGACAGCATCGGGGACGGGTTCGAAGAAGGGACAGACCAGGCAAGTACCGCCATTGATGCCCTTGCACAGGCTCTGCTGGCTGCCGGGGTAACGGCATCTGTCAAGGCGATCACGGACGCACTCATGGACTGCACACAGGCAAGCATGGAGTTTGAGACGGCGATGGCGAAGGTTGGCACGATCGCAGACGAATCACAGAAGCCGCTTGGTGATATGCGAAACGAGATCCTGGCATTGTCCAGCGAGACCGGTAAGAGTGTCGGGGAACTGGCAGAAGCGACCTATCAGGCTATTTCAGCATCGGTAGCGACCGAGAGTGCAGTTGATTTTGTCGGCACAGCGAATAAGTTGGCTGTTGGTGGATTTTCCGACACCACGACCGCCGTGGACATCCTGACGACCGCCATCAATGCCTATGGCATGTCGGCGGATGATGCTTCGAAGATTTCAGACGTCCTGATCACGACACAGAACTTAGGTAAGACATCCGTTGCACAGTTAGGTGCCAGCATGGGCATGGTCATCCCACTGGCGGCGGCGTACAACATGAACCTGGAAGACCTGGCAGCCAGCTACGCATTGCTGACCGCCAACGGTACGCAGACCGCACAGGCAACGACCTACGTCAAGGCGGCACTGAATGAGCTTGGAAGCACAAGTTCCGTTGTTGGATCAACGCTCAAGAAGCAGACCGGCAAGACTTTCGCGGAATTGATGGCAGAGGGCAATTCACTTGGAGATGTGCTGCAGGTACTGGCCGACAGTGTGGACGGTGACACGACCGCGTTCAACAACATGTGGTCAAGTTCCGAGGCCGGTGTCGGGATGCTGTCCATCCTGAACAGCGGAACATCCAAGTACAACAGCCTGGTGCAGGCGATGGAAGGAAGCACCGGGGCGGCGACTACCGCATTTGAGAAGATGTCAGAAACCGGGGAATTTGCCCAGCAGCGTTTCCAGAACGCCACCGAGAACCTGAAGATAGCGATCGGGGATGAGCTTGCACCGGTGCTGATGGAACTCCAGCAGAGCGGGGCAGATGCGATGGAATGGGCAACGGAGTTTGTCAAGGAACACCCGGAAGTTGTGGCGGCAGTCACGGCACTGGCGGCAGCCCTTGCAGTGCTGGCAGCGGCACTGGTCGGTTTGCTGGTCGTTCAGCAGGTTACAACAGCATTTACAAAGTTTTCAGCAGCACTCCTTGCGAATCCAGTCGGTGCGGTGGCAGTAGCCCTTACAGCCCTTACAGCCCTTACAGCGGCGGCCGTTGCATTCGGTGCGGTCATGAAAGACCGGACATCGGAGTCAGTAAAGAACCGGAAGGCGATCGATCAGTGCAAGGATTCCTACGATGAGCTGAAAGACAGCATGGAAGAGCATGCGAAAGAGAGAAAAGAAAGCATCAAAAGTGCGAAAACAGAAGCGGCTACCTACCAGAACCTTGCGGACAAACTCTACGATCTGGCGGATAAAACAAATAAAACAGCCTCAGATAAAGCACAGATGAACACGATCGTCGACCAGCTCAACGGAGCCATGCCGGAGCTTGGACTTTCCATTGATGAAACAACCGGGGCACTGAACAGGGAGAAATCCGCAGTGGATGCCGTGATCGATTCCATGAAGCAGCAGGCACTTGCAAATGCTTATCAGGAACAGGCAAACAAGGCGGCTTCTGATCTGGCAGAGGCACAGATCCAGCTGTCAGAAGCGGAAGAAGTGCTCAACGACCTACGGTCACAGGCAGTAAAGAAAATCAATGAACATAACGCTGCAGTACAGGATGGCACGGAATCCGTGCAGGAAATGGCGAGCAGTTACGCAGCGGCCGGCGAACCGGTCGATAAATATGCATTGCAGCTGAACGCCCTGAACGGCCAGATAAAAGAACAGAAAGAAGTCGTTGCCGGCTTACAGGGGACAACTTCGGAAGCAGATGAAAGATACAACAAAATAGCGGAGAAAGCTTACGAGTATAAAACCGCTGTTGAAGAATCAAACCAGGGCGTATCAGACTCCGCAACAGAAATGTCTGACGAGGTCAAGCAAGCCTATGAGGGCATGAAAACGTCCATCCAGAACAGCCTGAAAGGCATTGTGAATGAGTATGAGGATTTTTCAGGCGACAAAGAAATTTCTGCTGAAGAGATAATAGAACATATGCACAGCTCAGAAAATGCTGCGAATCAGTGGGTTCAGAATATGAAAACCCTCGCAGGCCGTGCCGGTGACGGTATGACCAAAGAATTGTATGACCACTTGTTAGAGTTGGGGCCGCAGAGTGCAAATCTCGTCAAAGCATGTACGGAAATGACAAAACCACAGTTAGAGGAATATGCACGGAGTTTTTCGGCAACAAGTGGCGAAGCAGTGGAGGCATCTACAGAGGAACTGTCAGCGATATCTGCGAACTGGGAGAATGCAGGGCAGGAAATTGCCCAGAAAGCAGGCGAAGCCGGAGAGAAGAGCGGCAGGGAGCACACGGAAAAGGCAAAAAGCGGGATCGAATCCGGCCAGAAGGAAGTCACGGAGGCAGCCAAGAAAGGCGGCGAGGAAGCCGGAAAAGAGTCGCAGAAAGCAACAGCGGAAGGCATCGAAAAGAATTCCGGACAGGTCACACAGGCGGCTGGGAATTCCATGAAAAAAGCAGCAGACACGGCAAGGACTTACCGAAGTTCTTTTGAAAGTGTTGGTCAGAGCATGTCAGAAGGTGTTGCAGTTGGAATCAACAGGGGATCACCTTTCATACAGAATGCGGTAAACGGTGTTCTTCAATCAGCTGTAAACGAGGCAGAAAAAAAGATAAAAAAGAACAGCCCGTCTCATGTATGGCGTGATGAAATCGGACTTAGCATGGCCGAGGGTGTCGCAGTCGGAATTGAACGCGGTGAAAAAATAGTAAATGACAGTGTTGGATCTATGGCGGACTCATCACTGGAAACCGCAAAGGATACACTTGGCATCCATTCCCCGTCCAAGGTTTTCAAGGACGAGATCGGTAAACACATCGTCGGAGGTGTGATCAAGGGCATTGAAGCCGAAGTCCCGAAGCTGAAAAAGACCATGAAAAAGATGTCCGAGGAAGCTGTCAAGGCAGCCGGTGAAGTGGATGCGGCAAAGGGCGGTTATTCCGATGCGGCGTCTGCGATCATGGAATCCATCACCAGCGGGCTTGACAAGCGTCAGGAACTCCTGGTTTCCAAGCTGGATAACAAGATTGACGGCTATGTGGATAAGGTTGTAAAAAAATACGAAAAACTGGCCGAAGACAAGAAAACAGAGGCGGGCAACACCACGGATGCAACGCAGAAGAAAAAGCTCCAGGAAGAAGCAAAAAAGTTCCGGAAGAACGCCAAAAAAATCAAGAACTATGCCAATAAATACACATCAACGTTCATGGATGCCCTGAAAGAAGGGACAGAGAAAGCTTACAGTAAGATCGAAGACGACTTAGACAAGAAGCTGGACGAGATCGCAGAAAAGTACCAGAAGGCTTACGATCGGATCATTTCTTTTCGGGACGACATGAAGAAGAAAATGTCGGATCCGGCCAATATGTACGACCTGGACACCCAGCTGACACAAGTCGAGCGGTACCAGGAAGGTCTGAAAAAGCTCAAGGACAAGATACCGGAAAGCCTGATGGACCAGATCCTTGGCATGGACCTGAACGAGGCAGACAACTTCGTGGAGCACCTGAACGCAATGTCAGCGGAAGAACTGGCGGCGTACAAGGAGAAATGGGAACAGCTGCAGAGTTCGTCCAAAACCTTTTCGAAAGATTTCTTCGAACAGCGTCTGACAGATGTAAAAGCCGGATGGACGAAAGAAGTGGAAGAGGCAGCCAAGACCGCACAGGAAGCAACCGAAGAAGCCGGAAAGAAGATCGCCAAGAGCTTGATCAAGAGTCTGAATGGTGAAAAAGAAACGCTGAAAAAATCCATGCGGGGCATTGCAAAGGATATGATCGAAGCGTTTAAAAAAGCGTTTGGGCTTGGAAAATCAAATAAATCCGCGAAAAGCACGAAAACGTCAACAAATGCAAAGGGTACCACAACTTCGGGCAAGACAACGGCAAAGAAAAAGAAGGCAAAGGGCACCGATGATTCTGAGCTGGATCTGGAAGCCCTGAAAGCAAATGCGGCAAGTAAGAAAAAAATACAGAAGCTGGCAAAAAAAGGACGACTGTCTGAGGTGGGCAAAGTACTGGAAGCACTCCCGACACCATTCGAGGATACTGAACAGAAAAAGGCAGCATTACAAAAGCTGGATCCGAAGCTGTTGGCATCCTTGGACCGGTTCGAGCAGACGGTTAATCAATTAGGCAATTTCATAACCGTTTCAAATGCAGGCAATGCATCGATAGGGAAACTATTAGAAGCGGCAAGCAACCAGACAATACAGTTACAGGCAGAGCTGCATACCACGGTCGACCTGGATGGAAGGACGGTGGGCAAGGCGGTCACACCCTACGTCAATGAAAACATGAACACAATACGGAACCGGCAGAGGAGGGGAAGCTGATGGATGTACAGATCGGAAAGTATAAAATGGGCGATTTTGGGCTGAAACTGCTGGGTGTGGACCTTGGTACGCCGTCCGTCCGGAAAAGTACCGTGACCATCCCCGGTAGGAACGGTGCACTGGATCTGACGGAAGCCATTACCGGTTTCCCAGTGTACGACAATGCAACACATAAGCTGACGTTCGACTTCAAGGACGGCACTTACAGCACCTGGCTGTCAAAAGCCAGTGACATCCGCGGGAAACTGCACGGCAGGCGGCTCCCGGTCATATTCGGGGATGACGGCTATTATTACGATGCCAGGGTAAGCGTGGACAGCAGCAAGCTCAACCAGCATTACAGTCAGATCGTGGTCACACTGGATGCAGAGCCGTACAAGCTGGCACGGAAAACGTCACTGGATGACTGGGAATGGGACAGATTCAATTTTGAAACGGATATCATCAGAGACTATAAAAACATCCCGGTACCGGGTGAAATCACGGTCGTAGGGGATGTGATGCCGACGGGGTGTGTTTTTGAAGCTTCGGCGGCGGTCACAGTGACATATGACGGAAAAAGCTACCAGATCCCAAAAGGGCACAGTACGGTGCCTGATATCCTGATCACAGAGGGCATCCATACCATGCAGTTTAAAGGGGATGGCGGCACGGTTTCCGTAGAATACAGAGGGGGCAGGTTCTAATGTATAAGATCACGCTGGATGGTTCCTACCTGTACCATCCGTGGATAAGAGGCCGCTGCATTACGGAAGGGGCACTGACTCAGGAAGTCAACAAAAACGGCTCCTGTGATGTTTCGATCGTCCTGGACCATCCGCTTGCGGCATCCGTCCTGCGGCGAAAGTCCATGCTGGAAGTAATCCGGTTCGGCCTGACGGGCAGTGAGAAGACGATCTACCGGGGCGTTGTGATGAACACCGTCGAAGACAGGGATCTTGAGATGGAGATCCAGACAGAAGGCGACCTAGTATTTTTTCAGGACAGCATCATCCGTCCATTCCACAAGACCGGCACGGATGTACCGGGAAAGACAACGCCAGGAAATTATTTCAAGTGGCTGGTTAAGAAGCACAACGAACAGGTGGATGATTTCAAGCAGTTCCTGATCGGTCAGGTGACTATTACCGGGGAAGCGGCAGATCGGGAGCGGAACGATTACAGCACCACGAGGGACATAATGGATGAACTCGTCGCAGAAAGCGGCGGGTATATCCGAACACGAACCGTCGGCGGTGTGCACTATATTGATTACCTGGCAGAATATGAACAGGCAGGCGGCCAGGATATACGGCAGGGGCAGAACATAATTGATGTTACCAAGAACGTCAAGACGGATGACCTTGCAACACGTCTGATCCCGCTCGGGGCATCGACGTCAAACAACGAATGGCCGGTCACGATCGCAAATGTAAACGGTGGCAAGGATTACCTGGAAGACGCAGCAGCCGTCAAAGAATACGGCATCATCACAAAGACTGTGGAATTTTCCGAGATTCAGGATCCGGCAAAGCTGAAAGAAGAGGGCGAAAAGGCTTTCAAAAAGATTAACGGGGCAAGCCTGGTGACAGAGTTGTCTGCGGTTGATCTGGCAGATGCCGGTTATGATGTTCAGATGCTGCGGATCGGTGAGAAAGTTTCGTGTGCAGCACCCACGTACAACATACAACAACAGCTGCAGATCACCAGGAAAGTGACCGACCTGCTGAAACCGGCAAACAGCAAGGTCACACTTGGCGGTACAACACTGACCTACACACAGCGTCAGCTACAGGCAGGGCAGGGGCGTGTGAAGTATACAACAGTAACGGCGATAACGAATGGGCAGATTGATGAGATCTGCATTTACAGTTAAAAGAAAGGAAGAAAAACATTATGGCAAAATTTTTGGATACAGCGGGATTAACTTATCTTTGGGGCAAGATCAAAACAGCATTATCAGGGAAGGTAGACAAAGTAAGCGGTAAAGGACTGTCTACGAACGACTATACGACAGCAGAGAAGAACAAACTGACAGGAATCGAAACCGGTGCGAACAAATATGTGCATCCGAGTTATACGGCGAAAACAAACGGACTGTACAAAGTGACCGTGGATGCAGCCGGACACGTATCTGGTACGACACCAGTTACTAAGACAGATATCACAGGCTTAGGCATCCCGGCATCAAACACGACCTACTCTGACTTCAAGGGTGCAACAGCTAATGCGGCAGGTACACACGGACTGGTACCGGCACCGGCGAAAGGCGATACGGGTAAACTTCTGAGCGGTAAAGGAACATGGGAAGCCATGACAATGGCCTATACTGAGGAAGATTACACGCAAGCATCTGTTGGTCTCACTTTTGCAGGAAGTACCGTAAAAGCAAATATTCCAGTTGCAACTACTGGTAATATGGGTCTCATGCCTCCAGCGATGTTTTCAAAACTGAATGATTTGCCAACAGAGGCAGATTTATCTGGTATCTATGCGAAGAAATCCGACATTACAGGCGTGTATAAGTACAAGGGTTCCTTGGCAGATGCAACAAAACTGCCGACTACAGGGCAGGTTGCCGGTGACGTATACAACCTGGAAGCAGCATCTGACTACGGTCCGGCAGGTACCAACGTGGCGTGGGACGGCAAGGCATGGGATGCACTGGGCGGATTGTTTGTGGTCGATGCACTTACCAATGCCGAAATTGATGCAATCTGCGTGTAAAGTGAATTGATATAAGGAGGAAGGAACATGGCATATCTAGATAAGGCGGGGCTTACTGAGTTATGGAAGAAAGTGAAAAGTTATGTGGATGCCAATGGCGGAGGAACACCGACAACGATTACAGGAAATGCAGGAACAGCTACAAAACTCCAGACAACACGGGCAATAGATGGCGTTAATTTCAATGGTACGGCTGACATTGCCCATTATGCCGTGTGTTATACGACAGGATCGACCGCCGCAAAGACGGTCAGCCTGTCGAACTTTAAGCTGGCAGCTGGTGCAAGAGTGTTTGTGCGTTTCAGTTATGCCAACACCGCTGCAAATCCAACACTGAACGTCAATAGTACAGGGGCGAAGCCAATCTATTACCGGAACAGCAACATCCCTGCAGAGCTGATAGATCAGTACACGGTTTTGGAGCTGGTCTACAGCGGATCATACTGGTTTGTAGTCGGAAATATGAATATCCTGACCAATGGCGACAGCATAAATATTGAATGTTTCACGGCTGGCTATGTGACATCCGCAGGCAAGGAAGTGCAGTTCTGCATTCCGGTATCGACACCGATTGTCGGCTGCAGTTCTGTTAGCATAGCATCGGCAACCGGACTGCAGATCCGGCAGAATGGGAATTATATTTATGGTGGCAATGCATCCACGCTGATAGCGGCATCGTCCTACCGGGGCGTTGTCAACCGTAATATGGTATCTATTGCCGCAACGATGCCGAATACAACCAACGCAGTCAACAATGCACCATGTGGTGTGCATGCGGCATTGAAGCTGACATTTTCATAGGAAAGGGGAACAGGAATGGCTATAACAGAGAACTTAAAAAAGATACTGGCGGCAGTCTACGGGCGGGATGTCCGGCAGTCGATCCATGACAGCATCCAAGAATGTTACAATAACGCTGAGGCGTGTAAGAGTTATACAAATGAGCACGTAAAAGATATGGAAACAAAGATGGCAGGTATTACAGGACAGAGTAAGGCGTTGATGGCAAAAACACGCAAGGATGTCCGGAATGTACAGGCAATTTTTTCAGTAGAAAAAACAGTGTCTATCACAGACGGCAAACTGTGGGAAGCACAAGATGCTGGCAGTTCGTGTGTACTTATGGAAGGGGCAAAAACACAGTGTACAACACTGAATGTACAACGAGGCGAACGGTATATCATACATACGAGCATGGTATCACGAGCCGGTAGTGGACGCGGAAAATATCCGATTATTTTTGCAGTTGATAACAGCAGTGCCGGATTCACAATGGTTTCAGCTGTAGAAATCGAAGAAGAAGGGGACTGTGATTATATCGTTACTGTTCCGGATAATGCAAAGTATATGATGATATCAGCCAACGAGAACGGCGAAGGTATCTGGGTGCGAAGAATCAATGTTCTCACAGAGTAACAAGAAAGGAAAGACTAACGAGGATGAAAAAAGAAATGTTATGTACAGGTATTGGAGCAGTCGGTGGGGCGATTGCTTCTTTTTTTGGCGGCTGGGATCAGGCATTGATGACGCTGATCATTTTTATGGCGATCGATTACATATCCGGTCTGATCGTTGCCGGGGTATTCCACAACAGTAAGAAAACGTCAACAGGGACATTGGAAAGTCGGACAGGCTGGAAAGGTCTGTGCAGGAAATGCATGACGCTGCTGTTTGTTCTGGTGGCGTACCGGCTGGATCTGGCAATCGGTGTGGATTACATCCGTGATGCAGTGATCATCGGGTTCATTGCCAATGAATTAATCAGCATCGTTGAGAATGCCGGATTAATGGGCATACCACTTCCGGCAGTGATCGCCAATGCAATCGACATATTGACACAGAAAGCAGAAAAGAAAGGGGACGCGTGAGCGTCCTCTGAGAAAGGCGGTAGAGACTATGAACAAGATTAACCGAATGATTTCAAATTACAATTATAATCCCGGCAATATTTCCAGGATCAAATATATTGTGATCCATTATGTCGGGGCACTGGGCGGAGCAAAGGAAAACTGTGCATACTATGGCGGCGGTGATCGTGGGGCATCCGCACATTATTTTGTCGGTTTCGCCGGCGAAATCTGGCAGTGCGTAGAAGATAAAAACATTGCCTGGCATTGTGGGGCAAGCAGCTACAGGCACCCGGAATGCAGGAATGCGAACAGCATCGGCATTGAGATGTGCGTGCGGAAGAAATCCACAGAAACAATGAACGCAACAGACAAAGACTGGTATTTTGAGGGAGCAACGGTACAGTCGGCGGCTGAGCTGACAAGATACCTGATGAAAAAATACAATGTGCCGGCAGACCATGTGATCCGTCACTATGACGTGACCGGGAAAATCTGCCCGAATCCGTATGTATACAATACAGGTACATACACCTGGGATGCGTTCAAGAAAGCTATTTCCGGACAGAATGGCGACATTCTCCCAGCCACCAGCAAAACATGGTACCGTGTCCGCAAGACCTGGAAAAATGAGAAAAGCCAGATCGGAGCGTTTCAGACACTGAAGAAGGCGAAGCAGTGTGCAGATCAGCACGCCGGTTATCATGTCTACAACGATGCCGGTAAAAAGGTGTACACATCCGCAAAACTCCCATACAAGGTGCGGCCGAAAACCACAAATGTTCCAATCAGGACAGGACCGGCCAAAACATACAGTGCTGCCAGAACATTTTTGCAGTCAGGTAAGTACGAGATCGTAGAAGAAAAGAACGGATTCGGCAAGCTGAAAAGCGGTGCAGGATGGGTGTATTTGAAGAAAGTGGAGAGGGTATAAGAAATTAAAATTCGTGTTGCATTTCGTGTTGCATAGTTTTATATTATTGTGAAAAACGTGTCTTTTAGTACAACTTACTTACATATAAAATGCAGTGTTTTTAAGGCTTTACAGAAAAGCTGATAAACACTGCATTTGTAAAAATTGTATTTGCGGGGTTCGATTCCCCTCAGGTCCATCCTGAAAAGCTCGATTTTATCGGGCTTTTTTTGTTATCTTTTTTAACTGTGCTGCATTTTGTATGCGTTTTAGATAAGATGTGTGGACTTTTTTAAAAAATCATGTTAAAATTAAATATGTTTTTAGCAACATTTAACAACATAACTAAGAGGAGGAAGTTTATGTTTAAGAAAAAAATGAAACAGATCGGTGCTATGGCCATGGCAGCGAGCATGATCCTTGCTTCTGTACAGCTCCCGCCGCTTGCAGCAAATGCAGCAGAGAATACCAACCTGGCATTGAGTGCAACGGCAACAGCATCCAACTCAGAAGGCGGAAACGAAATCGCAAAGATCAATGACGGTAATATGAACACCAGATGGTCACATGATCAGAGTAATACTTCATGGGCACAGCTTGCCTGGGCTGAGAGCAAAACCATGAAGAGTTTTGTTATCAACTGGCAGCG